GCTTCTAGGAATTAATAGCATCTTCTTTGTTAGTCGCTCATACACTTAAAAAAAATTACATTATTTTACAAAATGTAAACAATATAAGGTATAATTAGCATTACATATTAATTAATACGGAGTAATACAATATGAATAACACACAAGAAAAGAAATGTATTGACCTAGTAGCCGACAAGTTCGCAGAACAAGAGCAATTATACAAAGATGTTCAACAGTTCTTTGAGGACTACGAGAACGCGACAGAGGGCGAACAAATAGCATTAAAAGTAATTGATAAACACAAAGGCAACTATTTCCACGAATACGAGGATTTATTTGATTATGTAAATCAAACATCATTAAGTTGGGATTATGTAGAACCTTACACATTTGATGACCAACGCGAGGGATATTACAGACTACAATTGTCGTGGGGTGGTCCTAGTGATGAGTTTAGAATATATACTGATATGAACAAAACAATACATGAGATTGAATACTGGTATTTAAACTGGTATGACGGAGCTTGTATAAATGTTCCAAAGGATACAATTTCTTGGGATATATGTTCTTGGTATATGGATTTAGCCTAATCTAGATCATACACAATAAACAAGGGAGTTAATTGCTCCCTTTTTTTATTGCCATAAAAACTAGGTTCCCTAGACCCCCCATTTTTATATACAGATACAATTATCTAAGACCCCCCACCCCCAAAAAACTGACCCTATATTATATATACATATACAAGTACAAGATTTCTCTCACACAATTTTAATTTTTAAAAGAATCTAGTATTTTTTATTTTTAATGATACAATCGGATAAACAAGGGTGTGGTCACACTTGTACTTCATATTACCTCCGTACAGACTGCACCCAATTTGGAGTAGATATATGGCAGTTAATATTGATAAAACAGTCAACCAAAAAGATGACAAGGGTTTTTTTCTAGGAGTATCTAACTAATGGGTATAGCAACTGGTTTAGCTAAAGTATTTAGACCACGTACAAGATCTATACCTAAAACCCCCGCTACTCAAGCAATACCGTTAGGTGCCCAAAGATTTATTGATTCCAACTTAATCAAAGCTGGGGCAGCGTCTGGTGTAACTTTTGGCGCTGGATTACCTTTAGCGCTTAGTGATCCAAAACAAGTAGGAACAAGTTTTGCTAGATTGCAAATTTCTCTAGAAGATGGCTTTGATAAAATAAGAAGTTCTGTAGAAGATGTAACACGAATACCACAAGTTTATTTTATGGAAGTAGAGCAAGCGTACAAAGATGAGATTCAAAGACAACAAGAATTAAAAAATATAGAAGAGTTTGGAGATCCGAGGGGAGAAGAAATAGTTGTACCACCAACTATTGAAGAGCAAGCTTTAAAACCAGTATCTTTATTTTTTGCTGAAGGAGGAGAGTTAGACATGCAAGGCGATATGATGCAACCACAAATGCAACCTGAAATGCCTATGGGCGAAGTCAGTCAAATGGAAGTGCAAGAAGCTCAACAAGGATTAGTACAAATCCTGCAAGTTATTGAAACACTCATTCAACAAGGCTTAAGTGAAGATGAAATAATCGCACTTTTAGCGCAATACGGTATTACTGAGGCTGAATTAGAGCAAGCTGCTCAAGTGCTAGGTGTAGATATGGAGCAGTTGCTTGGTGGAGCACAAATGGAGCAACCGCAAATGGAAGTACCGCAACAGCCTATGATGATGGCTAATGGAGGACCAGCAAGTCCACAAGAAATGTTTGAAGCTTTACCTTTGCCTCTGAAAGATGGATATAAAATAGCGTTAGATGACTCATCTTATTTAGTAAGAGATAGGGATACTGCTTTTGGTCCTAATGGCGAAATAATAGGCGATTTAGTTCAGGTATCAAGCTACTTATCACAATTACCCCAAAAATATAATTCATTATTAGCACAAAAAAGCGAAGCAGAAAAAATGAATAGGCGTAATATAGGTGCAAATATATTTGAAATGCCAGCAAGTGTTGTTTATCCAGAAGGTAGTTCTTTTGGTGACTCTATGAGAGAAAATAGAGCAAATAGAGCTATGAATCAAAAAGAAATGGCATTAACTCCTGGAGAAATGATTTTTATAGATGCGTATGAATCACATTTTAATCCAAAAAAAATGGCTAATGGTGGTGCATTATCTGATAAAGATATAGCTATAGCTCGTAGTATGCTTACACCAGACAACGAACCTATGTTTCAAAGCAGATCTCCAGAAGGTCAAATATTTTCTTTAAATAATCGTATACAAAATTTGATGACATCTTACGATATGTTAGTAAGAAATAATGAATTTGAAAGAGCGCAGGAAGTTGCTGATGAAATTGATGAAGTTCAACAACAGATTATTGCTATTCAATCTCAAAATGTTCAACAAACATTACGTATCCCACCTATGATTCCTAATAAACCTGGAATTACTCCTATGCCACCTATAGCTCCTAAAGGTATGGGATTAGGTCAAAAAAAAAACTAAATTTTAATACAAGACCGCCTGATCTTGGCTCTATAACTCCCATACCCCCTAGAGAAATGCGTGAAGCTTTTGGTGGCCCACTTTACCAAATATTAAATCCAACTGGGAAACGTTTAATAGATAATTTAGGACTACGAGGTGCAGGACTAGGAGGTTTCTTAGAAGCTGTAGTTGGACCAGGTAGTAAATTTAAAGTAAGCAAAACAGCTATGGCTAAAATAAAACCCTTACTACAGCAAAGAAAAAGACAATTAGATTTATCAAAAAATATTGATCCAGTAGAAAGAGCAGCGGCACAAAAAAACGTTAAACAAATCGAAAAACAAATAGATAAAATTATAAGAGATGACCAATCCTAATTTTTCGCACTTATCTGATTCAGAAATACGCGAAACTCTTATGTTGCAAGAGCGTCTTGCTTTAATTGAACAACAAAAACAGTGTCAAGAATCTTTTTTAGATTTTATTAATTACATGTGGCCAGAGTTTATTTGTGGCAGACATCATAAAATTTTTGCACAAAAGCTAGAAGAAGTTGCTAATGGTACTTGTAAACGGTTAATTGTTAATATGCCACCAAGACACACCAAGTCCGAGTTTTGTTCTACCTACTTTCCTGCTTGGATTATGGGTAAACAACCCAACCGTAAAATAATGCAAACTACTCACACAGGAGAACTAGCAGTAAGGTTTGGTCGTAAAGTTAGAAACATGATGGATACCGAAGAGTATAAAAAAATATTCAGTAAGGTAGAACTACAAGCAGATTCAAAGTCTGCAGGACGTTGGGAAACTAACAAAGGCGGCGAATATTTCGCAGCAGGTGTAGGAGGAGCTATTACAGGTCGTGGTGCGGACTTACTTATAATTGACGACCCACACTCAGAACAAGATGCACTTAGTCCTACAGCTATGGAGGCTTGTTGGGAATGGTACACTTCTGGACCTAGACAGCGTTTACAGCCTGGTGGAGCTATTATATTGGTGATGACTAGGTGGAGTTCACTAGATCTTACAGAAAAGCTATTAGAAGCCCAAAAGGAAGAGCTAGCTGACCAGTGGGATATTGTAGAGTTCCCTGCTATTTTTGAAGACTCTGGTAATCCTTTGTGGCCTGAGTTTTGGAATATAGACGAACTTAATAAAGTAAAAGCTTCACTCCCCACACAAAAATGGAACGCCCAGTGGATGCAAACCCCAACCGCAGAAGAAGGTTCTATAATTAAGCGTGAGTGGTGGAACGCTTGGGAATATGATTCCTTGCCACCAGTCAAATATATTATTCAAAGTTATGATACTGCCTACAGTAAAAAGCAAAATTCTGACTACTCTGCTATTTCTACCTGGGGTGTGTTTAATCCTACTCCTGATGATCCAGACTCTATTATTTTGCTTGATGCTCAAAAAGGTAGATGGGACTTTCCTGAACTAAAAAGAGTAGCCTACGAAGAATATAAATATTGGGATCCTGATATGACTTTAGTAGAAGCAAAAGCATCTGGTACGCCACTCACACACGAACTGCGTAGATTGGGTATTCCTGTGGTTAATTACTCTCCTACAAGAGGACACGATAAATCAACAAGGATGCACTCTGTTGCACCTATATTTGAATCTGGGTTAGTTTGGGCACCTCAAAAAAAGTTTGCAGAAGATATGATTGAAGAATGTGCAGCTTTTCCTTTTGGAAAAAATGACGATTTATGTGATACTATGTCTCAAGCCCTAATGCGTTTTAGGGAGGGCGGTCTGGTTTCGCTACATGATGATTATGCAGACGAAGAAAGAGCGGTAATTAAAAGGGCATATTACTAATGGCAATAGAAAAACAAGACAACACCCCAGAGCCAATAGATTCTTTACAAGGTACTGAAGATATGACGGTTGCTGTGGAGGCAATAGAAGAAGCAAACGAAGAGGATTTTGAATTACAAGAAGACGGTAGTGCTATTTTAGGTGGTATGGATGACATGCCAATAGATGATGGTTTTGGATCTAATCTAGCTGAGTTCTTAGACGATAATCAACTTAATACAATATCTATAGAATTAATTGCAGGTATTGAAAAAGATAAATCTTCCAGAGAAGACTGGGAAAAAACTTATACAGACGGTCTTAAATACCTAGGCATGAAATTTGACCAAGAAAGGTCAGAGCCTTTTGCTGGTGCATCTGGTGTTATACACCCTTTGTTAGGTGAAGCTGTAACTAATTTCCAAGCTCAAGCCTACAAAGAGTTATTACCTTCAGGTGGTCCTGTAAAAACCCAAGTGGTTGGCAAATACGATTCAGTGGTAGAAGAACAAGCACAAAGAGTTGCTGATTTTATGAACTATCAAATTGTGCATGTAATGGAAGAGTTTGATGAAGAGTTAGATCAAATGCTTTTTTATCTACCTTTAGCAGGTTCAGCCTTTAAAAAAATATATTATGATGAAAACCTTGGTCGTGCCGTATCTAAATTTATAGCACCAGAGGATTTAATTGTTCCTTACTTTTCTACCGACCTAGAAACCTGTCCCAGAATAACAAATGTAGTCAAAATGCCTGAAAATGAGCTTAAAAAACTGCAGGCCATAGGTTTTTACAAAAAAGTTGACGTAAGCAATAGTTATTCTCCTGAAAATAGCCAAATTCAAGAAGAAATAGATGAGTTATCAGGCCTTGAACCTAGTTATGATTTAGGTGAAGTATCTGTTTTATACGAAGTACACTGTAATTTAGATATAGATGGCTTTGAAGATATGGATGAAATGGGTCAAATGACAGGTGTAAAGCTACCATATATCGTAACTATTGACGCAAATACTAATAATATCCTTAGTATTTACCGTAATTACGCTGAAGATGACCCTATGCGTAAAAAAATAGAGTATTTTGTGCATTTTAAGTTCCTTCCTGGTCTAGGATTCTACGGTTTTGGTTTAACACACATGATAGGCGGTCTTTCAAAGGCCTCTACAAGCATATTAAGACAGTTAATTGATGCTGGTACCCTTGCAAACTTGCCTGCAGGGTTCAAAACACGTGGAATTAGGATCAGAGACGAAGATACACCATTACAACCAGGTGAATTTAGAGATGTTGATGCTCCAGGTGGTATTTTAGGGCAAGCTATACAGCCATTACCTTTCAAAGAACCTAGTCAAACACTTTTAAGCTTGTTAAATTTACTGGTAAATGCAGGACAAAGGTTTGCATCTATTGCTGAGATTAACGTAGGTCAAGGCAATCCAAACGCTCCTGTTGGAACAACACTAGCCTTGCTCGAAAGATCTACAAAAGTTTTATCTGCTATACATAAAAGACTACATAACTCACAAAAGAAAGAATTTCGTATTCTTGCTAACGTATTTCAAGAATATTTACCGCAAGAGTATCCATATAATGTAGCAAATGCTAATAACAGTATTAAATTAACTGATTTTGATGAAAGGGTTGATATTTTTCCTATATCTAACCCAGATATATTTAGTCAATCACAACGTATTGCTATGGCGCAAGAAATGATGCAATTAGTGCAATCTAACCCAGAAGTGCACGGCGCAGCAGGTATTTATGAATCATATAAACGTATGTATGCTGCTATTGGAGTGGATAATGTAGAACAAATATTAATGCCGCCTCCATCAACCGAACCACAACCACAAGAAGCTGGTTTTGAAAATAACGCATTATTACTGGGTAATCCTGCTAAGGCTTTTCCAGAACAAAACCATGACGCACACGTTGCAACACACATGAGTTTGTTAAATACACCCCCTGTTCAAATGAACGCACAGGTTCAAGCTTTAATACATGCACATATTATGGAGCATTTACAAATGAAAGCTGATATTTTAGCCCAGCAACAAATGCCGCCAGAAGCTATGCAACAGTTCCAACAATTACAACAGCAAGCTCAACAGGTTAGCCCAGCTGAACAGCAAGCTATAATGCGAGAGGCTAATAATTTGTTAGCACAATTTTCTGCCCCAATTATGTCTCAGCTTATTGCTGAATATACATCTAAGATAGCATCTCCTGATGACGAGGATCCATTAGTAGCTATAAGAAAACAAGAGTTAGCCTTAAAAGGACAAGAATTGGCCATGGAGCAACAACAGTTTGTAGCACAAGAAAATAGGAAAGCACAAGACGCTGCAACTAGAGCTCAAATAGATCGAGAAAGAATTAACACATCAGAAGAAATTGCCGAAATGCGTGATGAAACAGCAAGAGCTAGGCTAGACCAACAACGTGAATTTAAAAATTTAGATTTACTTACCAGAAATTAATAGTTGCAAAATTTAATTTAAGTATTCATAATACCAAACATGATTAAAAGAACAGAAATCAATCAACAAAAAACACCTACTGTAATGAAAAATAAAAATCCTTACAGTAACAAAGGCAGCGTGTCTTTGAAAACAAACCAAGGAACTTTTGATACAAATGTAAAGCCTAAGCCTGGTATGGGTAAAGGCAAAGCTAGAGGCATGGGTATTGCAGAGTTTGGCGGTAAGTTTTCTGGTGTTTATTGATGGATGCGGTTTGGCTTGCTAAAAAGTTTTTAAAAGAAATAGAAGCAAGGCGAGAAGACACTAAAGATGCTATGTTAGCAGGCTGTAGTGATTTTTCTCAGTACGAGTTTTTGCGTGGGCGGTACAGTTCTCTCGCTGACGCAGAAAATATATTTAGAGAGCTGCTAGGGAAAAACATACAAGATGACATCAAAGATACAGGTACCTGACCACGTAGCCAAGTCAATAGAAGCAGAACAAAAACTCAAAGAACAACAAGAGCAAGAAACTTCGCAAGAAACAGAGGTTGAAGATACTAATGAAAATTCAGCCTATGTATCACAATCAGCGAGAGTTTTAGATCCAACGTTATTAGAAAAATCATTTTTAGACCGTATGCCACAACCTACAGGGTGGAGAATATTAATTTTACCCTATAAAGGCAAAGCGGTTACTGAAGGTGGAATACACTTAGTTCAGCAAACAGTAGACAGAGAATCTTTAGCTACGGTTGTTGGTTATGTGGTAAAAATGGGTCCTGATTGCTATAAGGATGCAAGCAAATTTGATCATCCTTGGTGTCAGGAAAAACAATGGGTATTAATAGGCAGGTATGCAGGAGCTAGATTCAAGCTTGGAGACGAGTCTGAGTGTCGTATCATAAATGATGATGAGGTTATAGCTACCATACTTGATCCTGATGATATTCTTGCAGTATAAGGAGAAATAATGTCTGAAGAAGCAGTAAAAAACGAAGAAATAGTTGAAGAAGGTGAAATAGTAGAACTTGAAGATAGTGCTGAGTCTGCTGATGCCCCTGAAGAACAAAATGAATTAGTACAAAATGAAGACAACAATAATGTTGAATCTGAAGTAGAATCTGATAAAGAAGAATTACAAGATTATTCAGATAAAGTACAAAAAAGAATAAACACCCTAACTAGAAAGCTAAGAGAGGCTGAAAGAGGTCAAGATTCTGCTTTGCAGTATGCTCAATCATTACAGCACAAAGTTAATAGACTTGAAACTTCTGTAAATACAGTTCAACAAAACAGCTTATCAGAATCAGAAACTAGATTAGAAGCACAAAAAGCACAAGCTATGGCATCTTTACAAAAAGCACATGAAGTTTCTGATTACGAAAAAGTTGCTCAAGCTCAAGATGTTTTAGCTAAATTAGCAGTACAAGAGCAAAAAGTGCAAGAGGGCAAATTAAATATTGCACGACAAAAAAATATAGTAGACCAAAATGCATATAATTATGCACAACAACCAGTTCAACAACAAAGTACCTTTTCTCCTAAAATGCAAGAATGGATTGATAACGGTAATGGGTGGTTTTTAAACAACCCAGTTATGCACGAAAGTGGCGTTCAAATACATCAAGAATTAGAAGATGAGGGGTTTGTAATTGAAAGTGATGAATATTTTACTGAGGTAAACAAAAGAATTAAGGCCAAACACCCTGATTATTTTGGAGAATCAGCCCAATCTAAGCCATCACAAAAGGTTGCTTCAGCTGGTAGAGTAAGCGGAAATTCTGGTAAAAAACAGATAAAACTCTCTCCAAGTGAAGTTCAAATGGCAAAAAAATTAAACGTACCTTTGAAAGAGTACGCAAAATATGTTAAAAGGTAATAGTTATGACTGAAAAAGATAACAACAATTCAAACAGAACACCACGTTCTGCCGACACACGAGCTAAAAAAGAAGCTCGCAAACCATGGAGCCCACCATCTACGTTGGATACTCCTCCTGCACCTGAAGGTTACACTTACAGGTGGATTAGAGCCGAAATTGTAGGCCAAGAAGATCGTAAGAATGTTTCTTCAAGATTAAGCGAAGGTTTTGACCTAGTAAGATCTGAAGAATTAGAAGATTCTGACCAAGATCGTTTTGATAGCGTACAACAAGGTAAACACGCAGGAGTTGTAGCGCGAGGTGGTTTGCTATTGGCTAAGATTCCTAATGAAACACGTGAAGAAAGAAACTCCTACTATGCTGCACGTGCACAGACACAGCAAGATGCTGTAGATAACGATTTAATGAGGGAATCAGATCCAAGCTCTCCGATTTTAAATCCAGAGAGAAAAAGCAAAGTAACTTTTGGCGGTGGTCAACGTAGTTGATTACCAAACTTTAAATAACAAATATAAGGTGACTTATTATGGCTAACAAAAATGCCCCTTTCGGAGCACGAGTAGTAGGTAAATTAGGTTCTGGAGTCCAAAATGGTGGAGTTACAGAATACGAAATTGCCTCTGGTGCTTCTGGGAATATTTTTTCTGGCGATTTAGTAAAAATGCTCAACACAGGTACTATTTTAGTAGCTGGTGCTGGGGATGAAGCCTTGGGTGTATTTAGAGGTTGTACTTTTACAAACTCTTCAGGTGAGACTGTTTTTAGTTCTCATTTCCCAGATGGCACTGTATCGTCCGATATTAAAGCATTTGTCGTAGATGATCCTGATGCTGTATTTGAAATTCAAAGTGCAGGTTCTCCAGCTCAAACTGATGTCGGTTTGAACGCAGATATTTCCTATACTTCTGGCTCAACCAAAACTGGTATGTCAGCTATGGAACTGTCTGGAACAACAGCAGCTACAACTGCTACGTTCAGAATTATGGGCTTTTCGAGTGACCCAGATAACAGTACAACAGGTTCAGCAAACGTAAATGTGATTGTTAAATTTAATGAGCATTTCTATATCGACCCAACAGGAGTATAAATAATGGCAATTAATAGAGCGCAATTAGCGAAAGAATTAGAGCCAGGTCTTAACGCCTTGTTCGGTATGGAATATGCCAGATACGAATCTCAACATGAAGAAATTTATGAAACTGAGTCTTCTGATAGAGCGTTTGAAGAAGAAACCCTAATAGTAGGGTTTGGTAACGCAGAAGTAAAAGCTGAAGGTAGTGGTATCAGATTTGATACAGCTAACGAAGGTTATACTTCACGTTATACCCACGAAACAGTGGCTTTAGCTTTCGCGCTAACTGAAGAAGCAATTGAAGATAATCTTTATGATAGACTCGGCGCAAGATACACCAAGGCTTTAGCAAGATCTATGGCTAACACAAAGCAAATCAAAGCAGCTGCAGTATTAAACAACGCGTTTAGTACAACAGGCGGTGACGGTAAAGTGCTTGTGGCTACAGATCATCCACTAGGCGGAGGTGGTTCACTAGCAAATAGAGCTACCACTATGGCGGATCTTAATGAAACTTCACTAGAAGACTCACTTATTAATATTTCTACATTTACAGATGATAGAGGTCTTAATATTGCGTTGAAAGGTATGAAGTTAATTATCCCACCACAATTAGTATTTGTTGCTGACAGATTACTACAAAGCCCAGGCAGAGTAGGAACATCTGACAACGACATTAATGCTATAGCAAATACTGGTATGCTTCCTGATGGATATGTTGTAAACAACTATCTAACAGATACAGATGCGTATTTCATCAAAACTGACTGCCCAGATGGGTTTAAGTATTTTGAAAGATCTCCTATGCAAACTGCATTAGAGGGTGACTTCGATACAGGTAACATGAGATACAAAGCTAGAGAGCGTTATAGTTTTGGATATTCTAACTTTAGAGCCGTTTACGGTTCTCAAGGAGCTTAAGGAACGGATTATTGTAGCGTTTCTCACTCAACTACAATTTTAAGGGAGCTTCGGCTCCCTTTTTTTGTTGCTTCATTTGGTTATGAGGTGTAAACTTTAAGTAGTTTTAAATTAATTAGCTTAATGAGGATCGTAAAGATTTCCATTAATACAAGTAAAGGAGTTCATAATGGCTAATCCACATTTTCAAAACTTAATATTATGGGCAGGTAATACTGTTGCTACAGAGCACAAGAAAAACCAGCCTATGTTCGCACCATATCCATCAGATCAAACATTTTATATGTATCATAATGACTTTTTTACATATAACTCTGGTGATTGGACTATAACAACTACTGAGGCTGGTACTGGTAGTGCATCTGAAGCTGTAACGTCTTCAGCTGGTGGAGCTTTATTGCTCACTAATGCTGCAGGTGATAATGATTTAGACTTTTTACAATTAAAAGGTGAAGGGTTTAAATTAAGCACAAGTAAGAAAGCATATTTTTCTGCCAGATTTAAAGTAAATGACGTAGACCAATCTGATTTTGTTATGGGTTTAGGTATAACAGACACAACACCTCTTGATACTACTGATGGTGTTTTCTTCATTTCTGCAGACGGTGACGCAGGTTTAGATTTCTTAGTTGAGAAAGATAATACTGCTACCACTACAGAGGACGTTGCAACTATGGCAGATGATACATTTATCACGACTACTTGGTTTATTGACCCAGATGCTTCAAAAGTATATTACTCAATAAATAATGCTGCCCCAGTTGGTGTTGCAATCACTAATCTACCTGATGATGAAGAATTAACCGTATCATTTGGTATTCAAAATGGTGAAGCTTCAGCACAAACTATGACTATTGACTACGTTGTAGCAGCAGTAGAAAGATAGGAGTAAACAATGGCAGATACAGTAACTTCGCAAACTATTCAAGATGGTGAAAGAGTTGCTATCTTAAAGTTTACTAATGAATCTGACGGTACAGGAGAATCTTCTGTAAAAAAAGTTGATGTATCAGCACTTACTACCAATAGTGCTGGAGAGACTTGTACTGGCGTTTCTATAGCTCGTATTTACTGGGCAACCAGAGGTATGGGTGTAGATATAGAGTTTGATGCCTCTACTAACGTTTTAGCTATACCATTACCAGCAGATAGTACTGGTGATGAATACTATGACGATAGATTTAGCGGTATTCCAAATAACGCAGGATCAGGTGTAACTGGTGATATTGACTTTACTACCGTTGGTCACTCTAGTGGTGATGCTTATTCTATAATACTTGTTTTGAATAAGAATTATTAATGAATGGCACAGTACAAAGGAAAAACCGTAACTCTTAATAGACCTAGGGCTATCCGCAAAGGTAGCCCTGGTTATGGTACAAAACGAAAAGAAGTCTTTGTAAAAAATCCCTCAACAGGAAAAGTCAAACGTATTGCGTTTGGTGATGCTAAATTAGGCATGCACAAAAACGATCCAAAACGTAAAAGATCATATTGTAAAAGAAGTGAAAAGCTTGGTAATGACCGTATGAAGGCTAATTATTGGGCTAGAAGAGATTGGGATTGTTAAATGGCAAAAAAACGTGATCCCAAAGTAGGCACAGGAAAAAAACCAAAAGGTAGCGGTAGAAGGCTGTATACAGACGAAAATCCTAAAGATACCGTATCAATTAAGTATGCAACTGTTCAGGATGCCAGAGATACAGTAGCAAAGGTAAAACGCACAAGAAAACCTTTTGCAAGATTAATACAAATACTTACCGTAGGCGAACAAAGATCTAAATATGGGGGTAAGCCTAAACAAGCTGAAATATTTAGAAGAGGTAAAGATTCTATTAGAAGAAAGTTTGGAAGAATTAAATAATGTATCCTGTTTATAATAAATTTTATTACAAACCTTTACCAGACTGTATAGAAGTTCAAAAAAGCCCTATAGAAGGATTTGGTTTGTTTGCAATACAAAATATTAATAAAGATTTTGATATAGGCATGTCACATATAAAAGTTCCTATAATTCAAGGCTATATAAGAACATCTATAGGCGGTTTTTTAAATCACTCAGAAGACTCTAATTGTTATTTAAGCGAAGAATTAGACTGGGACGACTATAGAGTATATAACGTAATTACATCAAAAAAAATTAGTGTTGGCGAGGAGCTTACGCTAAACTATCATTTGGACGGTTTAAATTATGGCTAAAGAAAAATTAAAAAAAGTTATAAAGGGTTTGCAAAAAGCAAGTAAAACTCACGCAAAACAGGCTGAAACATTAGAATCAATTAAAATGAAAAAAGGTGGTAAGGCTAAAAAAAAGAGTAAACCTAAAAGCGGAGGTAAAATATGTCCAGAGGGTATAGCCTGGGCAAAAAGAACTTTCGATACATATCCTTCAGCTTACGCAAATTTAGCAGCTTCTAAATATTGCAAAGATCCAAATTATGCAAAAAAAGCTAAAGGTGGTAAACGAAAAGGTAAAAGAAAAGGCGGTCCCATAAGGGGTCAGGGTATAGTGATGAAAGAGAGACTAAGATAATGGGACAATTACAAGGGTGGCTAGATAAAAAGTGGGTACGAATTGGACTTGACGGTTCTATATTGGGACCTTGTGGCACAAGTAAAGATAAAAAGAATCCAGATCGTTGTTTGCCAAAAGCAAAAGCACAAAGTTTAAGTAAAGCAGAAAGAGCTGCTACAGCAAGAAAGAAAAAAGCAGCAGGCAGAAAAGGTAAAACTGTTGTAGCTAATACTAAAAAAGCTAGAGTTTCATTAAAAGGAGGAAACAAAGTGACTAAAAAACTAAAACCAATACCGCCAGGCAACAAAGGATTGCCTAAATTACCAAAAGAAGTTCGTAATAAAATGGGTTATTTTGTTGATGGTGGTCGTGCACAAAAAAAGAATGGTGGCAAGATAGCTAGAGGTTGTGGTAAAGTTATGTCTAACAGGCGTAAATTTACAACAATTAGTTAGGAGATAAATATGCCAAAATCAAAAGTTGATCCAAAAATGCAAGCAAGATTGGATGCAAAAGTTAGACCAGACGAGCCAGTAAAGGAAGATCGTATTTACATAAATATGAAACCAAAAAAGAAAGCTCCTGCAAAAAAAACTACAAAAAAGAAACCAAGTAAAAAGTAAGGAGTACTATTATGCCAGGCAAAAAAAATTCTAAATACGGTAGTATGATGAAAAAGTCTAAAGGCGGCATGATGATGAAAAAATCCAAAGGCGGTTCACTTATGAAAAAGTCTAAAGGTGGTTCATTAATGAAGAAGTCAAAAGGCGGGAGCATGATGAAGAAATCTAAAGGCGGGTCTTTAATGAAAAAATCTAAAGGCGGAAGTATGATGAAAATGTCCAAGGGTGGTTCAGTCATGATTGCAGGCAACGCTAATAGAAGAAGAAGCAAGTTCTAAAGTGTCGTATTTGATAAGTAATATCCCACATTTTAAATGTTGGGTTAGGAGAGAGTTTACACACAATCACGAGGAATACCAAGGTGAGTATTTGCATGCCTTGGCTATTGCAGTTAATACAATACCTGATAGGTCTTTAAGTTTCCAAGTAGTCTTTACTGGCGAGGAAGCAAATTGTGAGGATTGGGACGAAGGAAATATCCACGGTGGTGCTATGTGGGCTCGTATGCCTATCCAAGGTTTAGTTGCGGATATACCTATGGACGATTTCCCTAGGCCTATGGAGGACCATCTAGCACAACCTTGGGATTGTGAAGCTAGGGATCATAGTGTTGTTGTGATGGATAGAGTTAGTTCATCACCCTGGATTGCAAAAATTGATGGTAATTTTTATCAAGCAAAATATTTATTTAGTGTTGACTATACAAATACAGATATTGCAGATGACCCTGCACAACATAAACAAAGTCATGTATTATATATAACTGAAGACTGTGAATGGAAAGGTAACTTAGTTGCTTTACCTAATAATAGAGTAAGAGCTACTAGCCCTGCTTTGTGGGTAACAGGTGAGGGACCTCCACAGTTTAAACCTTCGCAGTGGAAGCACTCAGCTGAAGGACATGAGAGTTATCTTGATCCATCAATAACTTTTGATAATTTATACGAGGACTAATTATGGCAGAACTAAGCGTAGCAGCAAAAAGAAAATTAATTAAAGAACTTAAGGGAGCTTCTAGGTTACATGCTAAACAAGCAAAGCAAATAGAAAAATCCTTAAAAAAAACTAAAAAGAAAAAATAATGGCAACATCAAATAGTACAGATTTTGAACCAAATGTAGCTGAGTTTGTTGAAGAGGCTTTTGAAAGATGTGGTTTGGAGTTAAGAACAGGATATGATTTAAAGACTGCACGTAGATCTATAAACCTTATGTTAGCTGAATGGGCTAACAGAGGTCTAAACCAGTGGACTATAGAACAAGCTACACAAACAGTTACAGAGGGAACAACAGATTACTCTTTAAATTCTAATGTTATTGATATTTTAGACGTTGTTCTACGTAGAACAATTAACCAAACGCAAACTGATATAAGCATGAACCGTATCAGTAGGTCAGAATTTATTAACATACCAAACAAAACTACAAAAGCTAGGCCATCACAATTTTTTCTGGATAAATTATCCACACCTACATTAAAAATATGGCCAGCACCCGAAAACTCTACAGATATTTTAGTGTTTAATAAATTAGTTAGAATGGATGATGCAGATAAACCAACAAACACTATGGATATGCCGTTTAGATTTTATCCTTGTTTTGCAGCTGGATTAGCTTACTACATATCCTTAAAAAGAGCTCCAGAAAGAACTTCACAGTTAAAATCTTTGTATGAGGAAGAATTTGATAGAGCTATGTCACAAGATGAAGATAGAGCCTCTTATAGAGTTAGACCTGATATTAGGATGAATTAATGGCTTACGCATCTGGTAAATTTGCAAAAGCTTTATGTGATAGGTGTGCTTTTGAATATAAATTAAATGATTTAAAAGAAGAATGGAACGGCCTAAAAGTATGTCCAGATTGTTATGAGCCAAAACATCCACAATTAGAACCTTTAACCGCTACAGCTGATCCAGAGGCTTTATATAAGCCAAGACCTAATAACGACCAAGAAGAAGGAGAGGGTTTTGTTGTTGTAGTCAGTTCAAACATATTTCAACCAGATTTTTTAAACCCAGCAACATTACCTACCAACTTTACAGTTGATAAGATGACAGGTGGCGTTGGTGAGGTTACAATAGTTGTATCATGACTTTAGCAGAGTTAAAAACTTTAATACAAAATTATACTGAAAATACAGAAACTACTTTTGTAAATACCTTAGATGACTTTATTAAAAATGCAGAGGAAAGAATATTTGAATTAATACAATTTGATTATTTTAGAAAAAATGTTACAGGAACTTTAACTACTGGAAACACATACTTAACTGCGCCTACTGATTATCAATTAAGTTTTTCACTAGCAATTATAGATAGTGGTGGAGATTATCACTATTTAGACAAAAAACACGTGACTTTTATGCGTGAATACTCTGTAGATCCAACAGATTCGACTGCTAGAGGCAGGCCTTTGTATTATGCAGATTTTGACAAAGATTTATCTACAGCTTCTAACAACGGCTCTACGTTAATTGTAAGCCCTGTGCCAGATGCAGACTATAACGTTGAATTACATTATTTATTTAAGCCAAACTCTTTAGTAACAGACACTACAGGTACTTGGCTGTCTAATAATGCAAGAAATGCTTTGCTTTACGGTAGTTTAGCTGAGGCATACATATTTATGAAAGGTGAAAATGATTTGACACAGCAATACGAGCAACGCTTTGCAAATGAAATATCTAGGTTAAAAAACCTTGCAGAAGCTCGCGGAAGGAGAGATGAGTACCGTTATGATTCTTTGAGGTCTTCGGTAACGTAAAAAGTTATGAAACAAATAGAAAGTCTTAAGGGCAAATCAGTTGCTATAGTTGGTATGGGCAAAAGCTGGTTTGATTATAATCTGGCAAAATCACACGGCGTACACTTTGATGAGGTTTGGGCCATAAATGGCGTAGCTTCGGTTATTTATCACGATAGGGTATTTATGATGGATCCCGCATCAAGATTTTTAGATACAGATGATGCAGGAGGCCAAACTAAAAGTATGGCGGACATGTTGCAAGAACATGAGGGTCCTATATATACTTGTGAGTTAGATGATAGATGTCCTGGTCTTGTAGAGTTTCCATTGGAAGAGGTTGTGCAATATTCAAATTGCCACTACCTAAACAATACAGTTGCATACGCAGTAGCTTTTGCTTATTGGAACGAGGTAGCTAATCTTAAAATGTTTGGTATAGATTTTAGTTACAAAGGTAATTTACACTTTGCAGAAGCAGGTAGAGGGTGTGTGGAGTTTTGGTTAAGCAAATGTATTTCTGCTGGTATGCAGGTAGAAGTGGCTCACAGTTCAGGTTTATTAGATACAGACGTTCCAGCAGAACAAAAGTTGTATGGTTACCATAGATTAAAAAATCCTTACATAATTTTAGTTGGAAAAGACGGTATTAAATTAGAAAGAATTGATACCTTAGATATTGTAAAAAAGAAACAAGAGCCTGTACTTATAGATAGGCATGATTCGCACTTAAAACCTCCAGAACCAAAAAAATGGTAGATAAAATAACACCAGCAGGTATGCCTAGTTTAGGCTTAATAGAAGCCAAAACTTCTAATCACGGCGGTCATCCTCCAGAGTTTTGGGCAGAAAGATTAACAGAAAAAATAGTAAGCGGTAGTGATAGCGAAGATCCCTATATACAGGAGCAAGCTAAGGCATATAAAGATTTGATTTACAAGGTTTGTTTGATTTATATAAAAAATGCGTTAAAATCCTATAAAGCTACTCTGATACAAGATTTCATTAAACAAGGAGACGCAGAGTTAGCAGATATTATAAAAAGGATTTAATATGGCTATTACATCAACATTAACCACTAGCTTTAAAAAAGAACTACTTGAAGCTGTGCATAACTTTAAAAACTCAGGCGGAGATACTTTTAAATTAGCTTTATACACAAGCTCTGCTACCTTAGGTGCAACTACTACAGCTTTTACTACAACAGGACAAGCAAGTGGTACTAACTATACATCTGGCGGTAGTAATTTAACTAGAGTAGATCCTACATCAAGCGGCACTACAGGATTTACTGATTTTGCTGATTTAACTTTTGGTACAGCTACAATAACAGCTAGAGGTTGCATGATATATAATTCGACCGATAGTAATAAGTCTGTAGCTACAATCGACTTTGGTGGTGATAAAACATCAACAGCAGGCGATTTTACTATTGTTTTTCCAGCAGCAGCAGCTAGTACAGCTATTATTAGAATAGCGTAATTTAGCCAGTTATGGCTAATATATCTGGTTGGGGTCGAGGCACCTGGGGTGAAGGTACTTGGGGCGAGCCCATACCAGTTACTCTTACAGGTTTAGCAGCAACAAGTGCTTTAGGAACTGTATCTGTTGTAGCTAAAGCTAACGTTACTCCATCATCACAAGTCGGCACTACAGCAGTAGGCACGCCTACATTTGATTGTGAGTCTAATGTAAGTCCAAGTGGCGTATCTGCTACTTCAGCTCTTGGAACTTTAACAGTAGTTGCAAAAGCTAATGTCACACCATCTTCTCAAGTAGGTACAAGTGCCTTAGGATCCCTTACAGTTGTTGCTAAAGCAAATGTAACCCCTAGTTCACAAGTAGGCACAACCGCAGTTGGTGGTGTTGGGGTAAACGGTGATGCTGTTGCAAACGCTCCTAGTGCCGTAGCCACACTTGGTAGCGTCAGCGTAGATGTTGATGGAGAGGCAAATGTAGTAATTTCAGGACTTGCAGCTACTTCTGCTGTAGGATCTGTAACAATTCATCATAATGCAAAGTTTAATATTGATGGGGTAAGTAGCACAGGAGACGTAGGATCCGTAACAACAAATTCAAAAGCAAATATAAGCATAATAGGAGTCTCGGCAACAGGTTTTGTAACAGATGTGTTGGTTTGGGGATTAATAGATGATACACAAACGAAAAATTATGCTAATATAAATACTGATCAAAGTTCATCCTTTGCTGAAATTAATGAAACACAAACCCCAGATTGGGAAGAGGTAGCATAAAAAATGGCAACTTATGTAAATGATTTAAGATTAAAAGAAATAGCGACAGGTGATGAATCAGGAACCTGGGGCACATCTACGAACACAAACTTAGAACTTATTGCTGAGGCTTTTAGCTTTGGTACAGAGGCGATAACCACTAACGCCGATACACATACAACTACAATAGCAGATGGTTCTACTGATCCAGGTAGATCAATTTATTTAAAATACACAGGTACTTTAGATTCAGCTTGTACTATTACTATAGGACCAAATACAGTATCAAAACTTTGGTTTATAGAAAATGGAACATCAGGCTC